CCGCTGTTTACCTTAACCAAAGACGTTGGGATGGAGCTGAAATACCTGAGGTTAAAAAGACCACCCATATACTTGAAAAAATTGCCCAAGACCGTGCAAGAGCAGTCCCAATGCCTGCGGACATAAAAGCCAAACTTGATGCGTTGCGAGGTAGGTCATGAACAAAATTGAATTTGGTGATTGCAGGGATACCATGCGTAGGTGGAAAGATCAGGGTATAAAGGCACAAACTTGCGTTACTAGCCCCCCTTACTATGGTCTGCGAGATTATGGACATCATGGACAGATTGGAATGGAAGAAACACCTGATGAATACATCAAGGCGATGGTTGAGGTGTTTAGTTGTGTGTGGGATGTATTAGAAGACAACGGCACGTTATGGCTAAACATTGGAGATAGTTATTGCAACAGCAATGGTTTTGCTAGAGCCAGCCCTGAATATCAACGTGAAGGCAGAAACAATATGCCAGCCAACGATCGAAAATTGGACAAGTTACATGAAACTGGCTTAAAAACTAAAGACTTGATTGGCATACCTTGGATGCTTGCATTTGCGTTAAGGGCTGATGGTTGGTATTTACGGCAAGACATTATTTGGCACAAGCCTAACCCAATGCCTGAGTCGGTGCAGGATAGATGCACCAAGGCGCATGAATACATTTTCTTGTTAAGCAAGTCATCCAAGTATTACTATGACTCTGACTCAATAAAAGAGGATGCTGTTACCGCTGGCAGCGTTAGCGCATCTTTTCAAGGCAGACAAGGTACTGCTGAATACCATGCCCAAAGTGGTGGGGCGGGAAGTGATGCCAAGGAATACACACACAAAAATAAAAGGTCTGTGTGGTCAATACCTGTCAAACCTTACGAGGGGGCTCACTTTGCTGTATTCCCCATTGAACTTATAGAACCTTGCATCATGGCTGGCGCACCTGTTGGTGGTGTAGTCCTTGACCCTTTTATGGGTAGCGGCACAACAGCACAAGTGGCACAAGACCTTGGTCGGCAATATCTAGGATGTGAATTAAATCTTAATTACAAACCTTTGCAAAATAAACGCATAAGCCAACTTTCTTTAAAATTAGCATGAATGACCGATACCAGGCTAACCAGCTCCTTGACCAGCATAAAGAAACCCACCAACTTAGCTTTGCTGACACTACCGCAGCGCTTAGAGTTACTGGAGACTATGAAGATGATGGAGGCGCGGGAATGGGTGCAGAGATACCGCAAGAAAGCGAGAGACCTTGGGAAAATCAAAGCATCGGCATGGTGGTGGCAGGTTTACTCAGATATAGAGAAACGGCGTGGAACAACGGCAGCCAACGATTTGCGGAGAAGAATGAATGAGATACGCGGCGCGGGTTGACGCAAATCAAGACCAAATAGTGGTTGCATTGAGGGCGGCTGGCGCTTATGTGTGGATCATTGGCTTGCCAGTTGATCTTTTGGTTGGGTACAAATCTCAAACTTTCCTAGTTGAAATCAAACGTACCGCTAAAAGCCGTTTTACGCCGTTACAACGAGACTTTTTTGAAAATTGGGGCGGGGGTACATTGGCAAGGATTGACAGCCCTGATGCGGCTTTACGCATGATTGGAGTATTGAAATGAAAGAACATTTTTGCCTTGCTGAAAATACAATAATTGCGTATCAAGACAAATGCAATTGGTGTGGCGAGTTGGAAAACCAAAAGCCTGTAGTACACAACTTTTGTTCAATATGCGGAAAACGCACAGCAGATTTAACCCACATACACACTTGCACACCACCGCAGGAAAAGAACGCATGAAACCCGAAGAAGCGGCGCAAGCCATCAGAGATAAAGCGCCAGCCTACGGTGAGGCCAAAGCGCAAAGGGTTTATCTTGAGGAATTTCGCAAAAGCCAAAAAGCCTTGCTAATGAGGGATGCCTTAGAAATGGGCTTTGAGGCGGCAAACGCACAAGAGAGGGAAGCCTATGCAGACCCTGTTTATGCCAAGCTGTTAAGGGGATTGGCTGCGGCAATAGAAAAAGAAGAAACGCTGAAATGGGAAATTGAGGCGGCAAGGCTTGATATAGAGATTTGGCGAACACGAGAGGCAACAAACAGAATGCAAGACAAGGCACACCAATGAAATGTCCCGAATGCGGGACTTGGACTATCGTAAAAGAAACGAGAACTTCAACAGGAAACACACGCAGGCGGCGTTTGGAATGCGCTAACGAGCACAGATTCACCACATTGGAGACAATACTTGTACCAAAAACACCAATACGTGAGAAGCAAAAAACTGTTAAAGCTGGTGGCGGGGCTTGATTGCCAAGCCTGCGGGTCGGGCAATATGGTGCAGGCGGCGCACACCAATTGGGGTGGCGGCAAGGGTCGAGGGGTCAAGGCTGACGACAACTTAGTGGCGGCTTTATGCCTTAAATGCCATTACGAGATTGACCAAGGCAAAGACTTGACCAAAGAGGAGCGCCAAGAAAAATGGCATCATGCCCACACAGCCACGGTTGCAAAACTTTTTAATCAAGGCGACTGGCCTGTTGACGTACCCATTCCTACGTTTACAATAGACCTGCAGTTGTCTCCTTTGCAGGGGCATTGACCCCTGCTTTTTTTAGGGTAAATATGAAAAAAGACGTTGCCGACTTCATTTCCACGTTGTTTCACAGTAGCACCGTGACACATTTCATGCACTTGGCGACTGACTCATTTGCAGTCCACATGGCGCTTGGGGCGTATTACACCGAGATTCTTGAGCTAGCTGATACTTATGCCGAGGCTTATGCGGGTTGTTACGAGAAGATCAAGGATTTCCCTGAGAACTTCCACAATGCCAAAGATCCTGTTAAATATCTGACAAGCATCAAAACCTACGTTGAAAAGAACCGCGATGCTTTGCCCGATGACACCCAGCTGCAGAACATTGTGGACGAGATAGCGGCGCTGATTGACTCGACCCTGTATAAGCTGACGCTGAAATGATCAGGATATTTGCTGGTTACGACCCAAGGGAGGCTGTTGGCTACCATGTGTTCTGCCAAAGCCTGATTGAGCGCACCAGCGAGCCGGTCGCCATTACGCCTTTGTACGGCACACAGCGGGACGGCACAAACGCATTCACCTATCAGCGGTTTTTAGTCCCTTACTTCACCAATTTCACAGGCAGGGCAATATTCATGGATGCCAGCGATATGCTGATGTTGGCAAACATTGACAACCTTAACAAGCTGTTTGACCCAACCAAAGCGGTGCAAGTTGTTAAGCATGAGTATCAGACCAAGCACCCAAGGAAATATATCGGTACACCGATGGAATCGGCGAATCGGGACTATCCCCGAAAGAACTGGTCAAGTTTAATACTTTGGAATTGCGATCACCTCAGAAACAGAGTTTTAACGCCTGATTTTGTGGATGACCATACAGGCTCAGAGCTTCACCGATTCGGTTGGTTGCCTGATTCGCTAATCGGTGAACTACCGAAAGAATGGAACGTACTGGTTGGCGAGCAAGAGAACAAGAACGCCAAGATTGCCCATTACACGCTAGGCATCCCTGAGTTTGACCATTACCAAGACTGTGATTTCAGCAAGCAATGGTTTAACACTAAAAGCAGAATGCTAAACGGCTTAATCAAAATGAAAGAAACGGTCGATGTTTGATTATTACCATAAAGCAATCTAAAGGTTTAATCATGAACAAAACTACCAATAAAGTGTCGAAAACTGTTGAGGATAACTTAAACAGGGCAGGACGCAAGAAAGGCATCCCTAACAAGGCTACAGCACAGGCTAGGGAGGCGATAGCAATGTTCGTGGATGGTAATGCCCACCGACTAACAGAGTGGCTAGATCAAGTCGCTAATGGCGATGGAGACACAAAGCCTAATCCTGCCAAAGCCTTTGAGCTATTTCAATCGGTAGTTGAATACCATGTACCCAAATTGGCAAGGACGGAGCTAACTGGCAAGGACGATGGCCCAGTAGAAATGGTGGTGACATGGGGCGGCGTGAAGTAATCCTGCCCTATAGCCCAAGGGCGGCATTCATGCCATTCCACAACAGGACTGAGCGCTGGTCTTGCTTGGTTGCCCACCGCAGGGCTGGCAAGACCGTAGCGGCTATCAATGACCTGATCAAGCGAGCCATAACCGAGGGCAACAGATCAGCCCAATATGCTTACATTGCCCCATTTCGTAGCCAAGCCAAGCGGGTCGCATGGGATTACCTTAAGTTCTACGCCGCACCGGTAACTAAAGCCACCAATGAATCCGATCTGTCGGTGGAGCTGCTGAACGGCGCAAAGATCATGCTGTTTGGCTCAGACAATGCAGATGCAATGCGGGGCTTGGGATTTAATGGTGTGTATCTTGATGAATACGGTGACTTCAAGCCTAGCGTTTGGGGTAATGTCATACGTCCCACATTGTCAGACCGATTAGGTTGGGCGGTGTTTGGTGGTACGCCAAAGGGCAAAAACCAGTTTCATGACATCTATAAGGTCAGCCAGGTAGTGCCTGATTGGTTTCTGTTAAGGCTACCAGCATCCGTGTCTAAGATATTGCCCGACTCAGAATTGCAAGCGGCAAGGTCACAATTAAGCCAAGATCAATACGATCAGGAATATGAGTGCAGCTTTGATGCCGCTATTCTTGGGGCGTTCTACGGTCAAGAAATGCGCCAAGCTCAAGACGAGGGCAGGATCAGAGAGCTACCCTTTGAGCCTGAGTCGCCTGTTTACACCGCATGGGACTTGGGTTATCGGGACGATACGGCTATTTGGTGGTATCAAGTGGTCAGGGGCGAGATCAGGGTCATGGACTACTACGCGGTCAGCGGTGCAAGCATAGAGCAGTTGGCAGACGTAGTTAACGCCAAGGGTTACCGATACACTAAGCATTACCTACCGCATGACGCAAGGGCAAAGACGTTGGCATCGGGCGGCAAGTCAATCATTGAACAGTTAGCGGCGCACCTTGGGGGCATCAGCAAGCTTGCCATAGTTCCCGAAATAGGCATACAGGACGGCATCCAAGCGGTGCGGATGATCATGCCTATCTGTTATTTTGACTTCAGATGCGATGAGGGGCTGGAAGCGTTAAGGCAGTATCAGCGGGAATATGATGAAGATAAGAAAACTTTTCGTCAAACTCCACGTCACGACTGGTGCTCACACCCCGCAGATGCGTTTAGAATGCTTGCAGTAGCTTATAGGCAAGAAGCAAAAGATCAGAAACCGCCCAAGGGCAAGACCCTGCAAACCATCACACTCGATGAGCTGTGGGATTATGAGATGCAACATAAAGAGGAGCGAATATGAGTATGCCAGTAGCAGAAGTCGGTGCATATAAAAACATCACCGAAACAGGCGCAGTCAGCACAGGCCCTTGCCAGTTGATTGGTTTTTACGTTAACAGCACAAGTTCAGGCACATTGGTGCTTAAAGACGGTGGCTCTAGCGGTACTGTAATGAGCGGCACAATCACGCCTGCGGTTGGGTTTCACCGATTTCCTGCCAACGTGGGGTCAAGCCTACACGCAACCATTGCGAACACGCTGAACGTCACATTCTTTTTTGCCAGCGGTAACTGATCATGTACGATGAAACAGGGGCATATGAGGGCGAAGACCCAGGCCCATATTGGCACGATCAGATCGAGACCGCTATCAAGGTATTTGACAAGTGGGAAAAGCGCGGCTTAAAGGTTGTCAAGCGGTATAGGGACGAGCGTGATGCCATAGAGATGCCAAGGATGAAGTTCAATATCCTTTGGTCAAACATCCAAGTTCTTTTCCCTGCCCTCTATGGTCGACAAGCCAAGCCCGAGGTGTCACGCCGTTACATGGATCAAGACCCTGTGGGTCGCCTTGCATCCACAATGCTTGAGCGTGTCATGGAATACGAAACCACCCAATTTGGTGACTTTGACTCAGCAATGAGTGGCGCGGTGCAGGACAGATTGTTGCCTGGTCGCGGTACGGCATGGATTCGCTACGAGCCTGTGATCGTCAATGACCGACCCAATGATGACGGCGTATTAGACGAAACCGAAGAATCGCAGGTTTACAACACGGTAGAAGACCCAACCGAGCGCATTGACGCAGCTCACAGCCCTATTGAT